TCACCCCTCGAACTGTTCTGTTTGTCCGCCTTCCCGCAAATTGAGCTTTCGTTTTCTGCGACAACGAGGGCTTTTGGTTGCCTGTCAGCTTGTTTTTTGCATTGCGGGTAACCTTCAGATCCAAATCATAGCCATTATGATCAATCACATGTCGCGCCTCTGCAACTCTCCAAATTCCAGAAAATCCCTCACCCACATTATCGAGCCTGATCGTGGTGTCCTTCCAAATCGGAGGATCTCCAATCAACAAAACCTTTGCTTTATTCCCCTTGTGTAGGGCATTTTGCATCCTTGCTTCAGCCTCTCTCTTTGCCTGGGTTGCTGTTGCAGATGGCTTGTTGATCACTTTGTTTGAGGGCAGTACACCCGGCCTTGAAACAGTTTTCTCTCTATGCGTAAACCTTCCATTTGTCCGCTTGTTCACCGGCACTTGATCCACGAATTTCCCCATTGATTTCATCTTTGAGGTTCGAGCCGTTGCGGTGTACGATACCGTTTTTCTCGTTCTTGGATCGCGGCCTTTTACCGTCACGGATCCAGGGCTCGAGAGAAGATCGCTTTCGGGTGTAAAGTTTCTGATCCATCCGATGTCATCGGTGAAATAGGTGTAAAAGCCGATCGGTTTACACTCATCGATAAAGGGGTGAGGAGCGAATTTGAAAATTCCATCCTCCATCGCAAAGACCCATCCCAACTTATGGGAAAGAGCTATGAGGAATTGGGCATCTGTCTGGTTTGTTTGGTAGGCTGTTTTGATTTTGATCCTCTGTGAAGGATCGATCATCATGTCCCGATCGGAAATCCCATAAGAACGTGCGATTTTCCTTGCAATATCGTTGACTTCAATGTTTCTCCAGGTCTTTGATTTGTGCTTGTTGTTGAAGTCCATTGATTGACCGTAAGCAATTATGGTGAGTTGCCCCAATGCCTTGACTCGAGCCCTCGACCCTTTGATCTTCGCAACCCGAAAAACCCTTCTCCTCGTAAGGTAACCGGAATATCCCCACTGGATCACGAGTAAAGATCCCTTTTTCGTAACGGCTGTTTTTGAGAGTGCAAGATCTTCATTCCAAAAGGTAATCTCAACCTTTGTTGCCCTCTTTGATCTTGCGGTAACATCGAGCTTTACCACTCTCTGCGAGAGCTCTCCGCTCTTGAGTCCCCCTTGCTCGAGCGAAGAGGAACTGTGAAGCATCCTTCCTCTTTTTACCGAATTGTTCGATCGAACGGAAACGAAGATTACAGGCTCAGAGACATCGAGTTCGACTGTTCCTCCTTGCCCCTTGTTTGGTTGCCTCAGAACGCGCTTGTTTGCCATTTCTCAGGCCTCCCTTTTGATGTGTTTAAAGCTCGATTTCGGTTGCAAGCATTTCAGGCGTCATGTCGTCTCTCTCTTCGGAGAGAATGACCTCTTGCAAAGTTCGGATAGATGGGATCTTTAGAACAGATCCAGGGGGAAGAGGAAGAAGAGGATCACCAATAGGGGGGGACTGATAATCTGCGAGAACCCAAAAAAGGCCTGAAGGCCTTGAGAGAGTGGAAAAGTATTTTGCCGCAAGGGTGAAAAGAGTTTCACCCTCTGAAACTGTGTGTTCTATGTCGTCCGGTAAATTCAGGTTATTCACTGGCTCAGGAAGGTCCCACATCAGAGTCCCATCTGGAATCTGCTCGTCCCCATCAAGCTCAAGTTCGTCCGTGAATAAATATCTTGAAGTGTCCGAAGGTTGAACCGCTCCCATTCTCTTTCTCCTTTATGAGCCCCACCCCTGAAACTCCTGGAGTTGTCCCGAGGTTTTTCTACGATCGAGCTCTTCAACAAATTTGATTGAGGCTTTAAAAGCCCTCACCGATAAGTCACTATAAAACCTTGTGTTCTGGATTGAAACCTCCTCAACATACCCTACAACATTCATTGGGCCGATCGAGAGCATTGCTTTGGGTGGTCCGGCCCCATCTATCCGCCTCGAAGCCCTTGGGTAGCAAAGCGAATACAAAAATCTTTTCGTCTTCTCAACCTTGTCGGGGCCAAAATCATCCCCATCTGAAATCAGCCCATCCACAAAAAGATCAAAAGTCAGTATCTTGTTGTTTGTATTCATGAATTGAGATCTTTTATGGGAAAGACCCGGGACTGTTTGACGGGCATAGGTGACAGAAACTACCTCGTCAAGGGTAGCTGGGGCAATGTCGAAGAATCGAAAGGCCTGGCTCGACATATCGACAATTCGTCCTTTGGTTGTCGCTCTATAATTTGGCATTTTTTCGATCCTCAGTTTTGGTTGGCTGTCCTACGGAAACCCGCTTGTTTTTTGTCTTGGACTTTTTCAAAGATGATCTGCCCCATCTTTTGACCGTCGAGATTTACAGTCCCATTGACCACAACTGTTGTGGTTTGCGCTCCCGCTGGAAGGGTTCCAGGCTGAACATTTGCGGTTTGAGGTTGAGCCGCAAACCTACCCACGTTCGGTCCTTTTTCGAACCGAGGGAAAAAACCTCCTCCAGATGCAACTTGCCCCATCCCTCCGGAAATTTGCCCAGGTTTAATCTCTTGCCTTTTCTTGTCTTCTCCCGAAATCGAAATTGACTTTGGGAGCTCGAACTTTTTGAAGCCTCCGCCGATCCAGTTTCCGATCGCAATCAACAAGCGCCAAAACTGCAAAGTCTTTACAACCGTAAAGGAAATAATCTTCAAAATGGATCCAAACATTGCCCCCACAAATGTTGCCATAAGCCGAAATCCATCGCTCATTTCTGTCGAGGAAAAACCAAGCTCAGAAAAAATTTGCTTTATCAAAGCCCCTGCTTCTCGAAAGACAACCCAGAGATCTTTAAACGCGATCTTCATGCCCTCAATTGCAGGCCCTGCAACGAGCATAAAGCCCTCTGAGAACGCCGCAAAGAAGTTTTTGGTAGTGGAGGCCAAACCGAGGAAGTCCGATTCCCAGGCAAGCCTTAAAAGGGCAATACCCGCTATCACTGCCATTATCGGAAGAGCGACAGATGAGATCGCCGCTGCTATTCCAGAGATTCCCGCGATAACAGGGATCAACAATGTACTCGCAAGAGCCGCCTTTATCACCAACACGGCGCCAACGACAGTCCCGACAACAGCCGACAAAACAGCAAAGGTTGCAATTGCTTGCTTGAGAGGGGAAGAGAGGGAAAGGACAAACTTTGAGATCGCTGTAAACGCCGCAAAAAGCCCCCTGAGCATTGGCCTGAAAACCTCGGCAAGTGGGGCGCCAATGCTGATCAGGAACGTACTGAAAGCACCCTTCAGCAAGGTCAACTCTCCGGTGAAGGTATTGAGAAGAGTCTTTGCAAACGCCTTTGAAGCTCCGATTTTAGCGGCGTTGCGTGCTCCGTCCAAGAATGCTTTTGGAAGTCCCATTCTTGCGAGCGCTGCAACAGCCTTCATGTCGCCTTGAGCCGCTTTTGCCCGAAGCTGCAAGACCTTAAAGGCAACATTCCCCTTGTTGAATCCATCAGGCAGAGAAGCAACCCCCTTTCTCATTTGCTGTACAACCGCCATGAATGGAGAAATTGCTCTCTTTCCAAGGAGATCGGTGATTTTTGCGGCCCTTTTCTCCGTCGTTTTAAACATTGACTGAAGTGATTTATCAATATTCATGAAGATCTGAAGCGCGGGAAGAAAATTACCCGCTGCATCCGTATACTGAACCCCCATCTTCTTTAATTTCTTCTGAGTTTTCCCATCCGCGATCCGAAGCATTGCACTCGATGTAAGCGTTGCAGCACTAGAGATTTCAGGCAGAACGTTCTTCACCAAGCCCAGAAGAATCATGGTGTCCCCCATGTCCTGCCCCAAGGCAATCGCGCCTCTCGAAACATTACCAATTGCGATCGGGAGTTGATCAACCGAGATGTTGAAGTTATTTGTCGAAAACACCATGAGATCAACGGCCTTACGAGCCTCATCAGCTCGGAGACCAAAGGTTTTCAAGGCCGCGTTAACTGCCCCTGTTGCCCTGGCAGGGCTCAGCTTTCCGAGACTTACAGCCGCAAGGTCCAAAGATGGCACAAGGGCCGCCATAGCGTCCTTTCCCTTGAGGCCTGCCTGTCCAAGTGTTCTCAAAGCAAGAGCGGCTTCTTTGGGGCTGAATTGGGTTGCCAAGCCACCCTTCACCGCCGCTTCTTCGAGCTTCTTAAACTCAACCGCTGAAGCCCCCATGATCGCCTTTACAGCCGCCATCTCTTGGGTAAACTCTCCGGCTTCTTTCGCAAGCCCGAACATCCCCTTGAGCGCTTTCAATCCACCAAAAAAAACAACTGCACCCGCCGCCGCAAGGCGAAGAGAACTATCCATCCCCGAAGAAGCCGACTGAACATCACCCCCCAACCTCTTGATGGAGCTCCCGGCCTTCCTGGCAGGAGCGGAGACCTGATCTTCACCCCTCAAAACAATCCCGATCCCGTGTTGTCCATTCAGCGCCATCTTCGAAAGCTCCCTATCTTCGGTTGTTTTTCTTCACTTCGACTCGTGTTCCTGTTTCTCCCACTGCAAGTTTATCCAATCGGACAAGTAGATTGCAACGCTTAGAGGCATGGACTCAATCTCTTTAAACCCCATCCCAAAAGAGACGGAGTTCGAGACGTTCAACATTAACGGGATGTGGATCCCCTGGAGGATCTCCTCTTTCGAGATGCGGGGGAAAAAAAACCCGCATCAAGTAAAGGCAAATCAACAAAAGTCGATTCTGCACAAGTCGGACATTCAATCTCGATCACGGACTCAACGCCGCAATCGTAAAGCTCAATGTTCTCGTTCAAAGAATCCAGGTCTCGACTCTTCAACGAGCAAATCACCTCTTCCTTTTCCTTCTCGGAAACGCCTTCAATCGAAACGATCCGATGAAAAAGGGCTCCAAGTTCCTTTCTCTTTTTTCTTCGCTTCATGTCTCGAGAAATCTTGTTCTCATCCCGACCCGCAAACAGCCGAAACTTCCCGTCCACACCAAGGGATGGAACGTAAAAAGTAAAAAGCCCATCACCCTTCAAGATCTCGATGGACTCTTCTGAAAGAGGCTTAAAGAAAATCTCTGAATCCCCCAACAAGATCGGCTCATCACCGAACTTTTCAGGCCATACAACCGCAAAGCCGTCCTCTTCCTTTACGACCTTGAAGGGATGATCACCTTCGTTGAATTTTTTCATCTCGATCTCATCGAGAATATCCGGGACAGTGGGAAGAAGAAGCCTTCTCAGGTCAAAGGACCATTCGATTTTCTCTCCGCAAAAGCGATCTTCGCAACGACAATCAAAGTCAAAATCTTTGCTGTGGGAGATGATCCTTTGGTGGATCAAGAGAACAACACGATCTCCGATAAGGAGCCTATCAGGCTGAATCTTTTGACCTTTCTCGAATCCATAAACCTCGTTGACGTCTTCAATTACAATGCAATCCGTCAACAACTTTCCAAGCCCTGATCCCGTCTTATCTGTCGCAACATCCGACAAATCAGAAACTTTCCATTCTGCAACTTCCACAATCAATCCGCTTGGGAGTTCTTGAACTCTCGGGAAACTGTTCAACTTCAAATCTTCCATTTTCTTTCTTCCTTTTCAGAAAAGGCAAAGGGTGAGAAAACCTCACCCCTTACCAAAATAAAACAACTTTCTTTCTTTTTCTCTTACTGCAAGAACACCCATTGATTAAAATGGAGTGGACTCAGTCTCGAAGTAATCATATTCGAGTTCGAGCTCTTCGACCGCCGCTTCATTTGCGCTGTTATCCCACTCGCCGGCCTTGAATTTGGTGGGCATTGCGCCATAGATCCGGAAAGTTTTCACGATGTTTCCGGCCCGATCCAGTTGGTAAATCGATCCGTTTCGCTTGTAATCAGCGGGGTTAGCACCTCGATCAGCCGCAACATTCGAAGCCGCAAGAGCCCACTCATAGAGCAGATCATTTTCCGTCGATCCACGCTCACAAGTGATAGGTGAGAACTCGACCATTCCGAGTTCTTTGTGGGGGATCATGGCCCCGCCGTCGTTGTATTTCACGACCTCTGAAGCGAACTCCAAAGGCCCAACCTTCGCAAAAACAGCCGAGCCAATGCCATCAAACTCAGCTCGAAATCTCCACTTCTGATAAATCGTTCTCTGTCGTCCGACAACCATCACAAACTCCAGTCAGCCCTTTAGAGAGCTTTTTTAAAAAAAGGGACAGGAGCATATCAACCCCTATCCCAAATCAGTTTAAACGCAACGCAACGAATTCCTCAAGGCTCTCAGAGCCCAAGGTTTGCAAGTTCTTCATCGAGCGCCCTGGTGTCCTGGCTGATGAAGATATTGATGAACTCCCCTGGAGTCGCAGTCGCAAGGCCAACTTTTACATTCACCCTTCTCGCTTTCTGCTCAGATGGCGGATTCAACGCCGGACCTGCATCGACAAAGAACGCGGTTGCCGGATCTTTCGATGCAAAGGCACCTACCTTCATTTGCTGAACGAGAAAGAGAGTGGTCGTTCTTTCGACCCCATCCCTCAACTCTTCAGTGTTCGCAAGGTGTTTTGCATAAGCAAGGCCATCTTTGATCGACTTCCCGATAAAGATCACCCCGCGTCGCTCTCCAATGCTTGTGAAGTTCCCGTTTCTCTTGAGGTTTGCGGAGCCATCCAGGTGGATCGGAGTCCCTCGATCTCCCCAAATGGGGTTGATGTTGGCGGGATAGAGTTTATCTCTCACCGCCTCTTTCACAACTTCGGTGGTTTCGAGGCCAATGGCCCCCTTCAGGATTCCATTCTCAACGTTTGCAGGTTGCACGTAAACTCCGCCCGGACGGGAGTTGTCAACCCTTGCATATACTCCAGAACTCCCGCCTGACGGGGGAAGAAGAATATATTCAGAGTTTCCAAAGACATCAGTGCTTGGGTTTACTGCCTTGTACCAGGGATAATGGATGTCCCCATACTCCGAAGAATTTTTCAAACTTGCGGTCACCTCAACATAGGTGATCACCTGATCCGGGGTGTTCCCGCTTGGAGGATCCAAGAGGGCGTAAATGTCCCCTTTCCTCGTTGTTTCGCAATAAGTGAGCATTGCATTGTGGATTGCGCTCGTTGCCTTGCCCGGAACGATGAGCATTCCAACATCGTTGATCTCATCGAATCCATAAAGCGCGTTTGCCGCCCCCGAATCACCGATAAAATCGTTATCAACAAGGCCAATCAATCCATCGTCTCCGCCCGTCATTGTGTAATCACCGGTTGCGGGTCTGCGCTGCAAAGCCGATCCCACAACCAATCCGTCGTTGAAGGCGATCAAGTTGGAGCCCGTGTTTGCATCGTTGACGATTGTTGGAGCATACCTCACATCTGTCGGGAGAGCCGCTCCGCTGTATGTTCCCATCGTCAGATTGGGGAAGCTCTCGAGGAGAACACTTGATTTGAAAATGCTCAGGTTGAACTCTTCATCTTT